TATTTGTCTCGTCGCATTGCTGAGGAATTGAACCGCACTAATCCCCTTAACAAGGGAAATGAAGTTTTATATTGTGTGGGAATGACAGCAGACGAGATTGCAGATATAATCCACCATACCCCAGGCGAGGCTATCGAAAACGACTTCAAGAACAACGACGGGACTCAGCCCGCCGATGTTCGAAAACGTGAAGCCATGTTTTATTACAAACTTGGCGCACCAAAGTGGTTTGTTCGCGAGTTCCACACTAACACCAGCGTTAGGATTTTCACGCGTTATGGTGTCAGGGGCAAGGTTACTGGACAGCGGTGGTCGGGTGAGGTTACTACGACCACCGGCAACGGTTATGTTAACGCATGTGTTAGCCTTGCAGCAATGATGAGGGCTGGTATCACAGAGAGCACCATTTTGGTTTACGGGGACGATAACTTAACGTACACAACGCAGAATACAAAGGATGTGTGTGAATCCTTTTGCCATGTGTCTGAGAGTATCGGCATGAAGAGTGAAGTTAAAGTAGTGGACCGTCGCGAGCGTGCGACGTTCCTGCGTAAACGCTTCGTGCATGGTTCGCATAAAACCCTCCCCGTACCGTCTTTTGGGCGTGTGGTGTCCAAACTGCCTGTTAGATCAAATTTTAACCGGGCAGTCTCTGATGCAGATTATATGGCCGGCAAACTTTTGTCCGCTGCTTATGAACATCGCCACGTGCTCTCACTTCGTACTCTCCTGTTGGAAACAGCAGAACAAATGTCCGCCACGCCACACATGGATATGCGTAATCAGGCCATGGCGTACAAATATACTGCTGAGGAACTAAAACAAATGACTGCAAATGCACCTACTATCGATTCCGACGCCTTCAACTCCTTCCTGCACAGTGTTTACGGGTTGTGGGAGGAGCAACTTGTTGAGTGTTACGTGTCCGTGTGTGACGGTATCCTTGGATACCAACGTGTCAACCGCGGACGCGGGAATCGACGACGCGAAGACGCCCCATTGCTCGCCCCAAAAATACCACGCGCGTTATGGGACACTAGTTTTGCCAGTCTTGTTGATATAGACGTTTCTCTGTAGTGTCTTAGCTCCTTGATAGGGCTCCCACGGGTTTTCACTGGGTTTTATCGTGTAATAAACTATTTTAATCCTCCCCAGCCGACAAGTG